AAGGTAACGTAATTATCTGTTCTTCAGATGTTGCATCTGCACTTCAAATGGCTGGTGTATTAGATTACACTCCTGCTCTTAACAACAACTTGAATGTTGATGACGCTGGTAACACATTCGCTGGTGTACTTAACGGACGTTTCAAAGTGTATATCGACCCATACTCAGCAAATGCTGATGCGAAACAGTACTACACTGTTGGTTATAAAGGTACTTCACCTTATGACTCTGGTCTTTTCTACTGCCCATATGTTCCATTACAAATGGTTCGTGCGGTTGGTGAAAACACTTTCCAACCTAAAATTGGTTTCAAGACTAGATATGGTCTAACTGCAAACCCATTTGCTGGTGGAACGACTGCTCGTGCTGGTGCGTTGACTGCTAACGACAACGTATATTACAGAAGAGTACAAGTTACTAACATCATGTAATAAGAAATCGGTTAACGATTCTGAAAAGACCCACTTCGGTGGGTCTTTTTTTTTGGACGCTATAAATAGTATTATGAAAAGGATACTAACATGTCAATAACAACTGCAATAGACAGACAACCAGATAACTTTGATTTGGCACGTCCAACTCAATTTAGATTTGATATTCTGAAAGTCCCAAATACGACTTACTTCTGTCAAGAGTGTAATCTGCCAGGCATCGCATTTTCTGGTGACGCAATAATGAATAGTAGATATAAAGCAATGCCTTTCATGGGTGATACTTTAGATTTTAGTCCATTAGAACTGACAATCCTTGTTCAAGAGAACTTAAAAAATTACAGAGAAATACATGATTGGATGACAGGAATTGGTTTCCCTGTAAATCCAGAACAATTCTCCAGTGCAATTAAAAACACAGATACAAAAGAAATTGGTAACGCAGGCAAGGGTAATGTTACTAACCCTTCAGTGTTGACCAGTGATGCGACATTAACAATACTGACAAACAAGAACAACCCTACTGTACAAGTTAAGTTTAGGAATATATATCCTACTTCATTATCTGGACTAACATTTGATACGAAAGATACAAGTACTGAGGGATTAACCGCATCTGTTACATTCAATTACGATGTTTATGAAGTAGCAGTATTATAAATAAGTATGAGTAGATACGGTGAACTTTAACACCATAACTTGAGTCTCTATATGAGATAATTTAGAACAGAAAGTTCTACCACCCTCTACTCACTTTATATTATTAGGAAGTGATTATTATGACACTAGAAGAACTTCAGCAAACAGCTGAAAAAGATTTGAAGATGGACGATTTAGAACTCGGTGACGAGTCTCTAAAATCTGCGTCTCTTCATCAAAAATACCTCACCATATACAATACATTTAGGCAACTTCAACTTATGAATGAAGGAACTTATCGTGTACTCTATCGTAAAAAATGGGAGTACTACGGTGGTAAATCTGACCCTGTTGTATATCGTGATAACCCTTTCGACCATAAGATACTTAAAGTTGACATCCCCATTTACTTGGAGTCGGATGAAGAACTTATCAAAGCAAAACAGAAAGTTGAATACTATAAGATGTGTACTGATTCCTGTGAAAGAATTTTAAAACAGATACAGTCCAGAGGATGGGATATCAAAAACGCAATTGAATGGCGTAAATTTGTAGACGGTGCTATCTAGTGACACAAGTTACTAAGAAGGACGAAGTATTCCTCAGAGTGAATACTGAACCTTCCACCGCAAGGTCGTTATCAGAACATTTTACATTTGAAGTGCCAGGCGCTAAGTTTATGCCAGCATATCGTAATCGTATATGGGATGGTAAAATTAGATTATTCTCTCCACAGAACGGAGAGTTATACCTTGGACTACTTTCATATTTAGAAAAGTGGTTAGAGGATTGGGACGAACCATATGAAATAAGTGAGGAACTTAAAGATGAAAAAGAAATTAGTAGAGAAGTCTTGGAAGGATTCATTACGAGTCTTAAACTTAAAAGTAGGAATCAACCAATACATCCAAGAGACTACCAGATTAATGCCGTGGATTATGCAATCAGAAAACATCGTGCTTTACTTCTTAGTCCTACTGCATCTGGTAAATCACTTATCATCTATATTCTCGTAAGATACTACGAGTTACTCTTACAACCACAGGATAATGACAAGATACTTATTCTTGTTCCAACAACATCTTTAGTAGAACAGATGCACTCTGACTTTATTGACTATGGATGGGATGAAAAGTATTTACAGAAGATATACAGTGGACATGATAAGAACGTATCTAAGAAAGTTGTTATATCTACATGGCAATCTATCTATAAATTTCCAAAGAAATACTTCTCTCAGTTTGGGTGTGTTATTGGTGATGAAGCTCATTTATTTAAAGCAAAGTCCTTGACAAATGTTCTAACTAAACTAGATGTATGTAAGTACAGGTTTGGGTTGACAGGTACACTTGATGGTATGCAAACACACAGATTAGTTCTTGAAGGACTATTCGGTTCACTAAATAGAGTAGTATCCACAAAAGAACTTATTGACAAAAAGACACTTGCTGAATTTGATATCAAAGCATTGGTATTGACATACTCAGAAGAAGAGTGTAAACTTGTCAAAAAGATGAACTATCAAGATGAGATGGACTTTATTGTCACTCATCAAAAGAGAAATGAATTCATTAGGGATTTAACTCTCAATCTCAATACTAACACATTAGTATTGTTCCAGTATGTAGAGAAACATGGAAGTGTTCTCTATGATATGATTAATACTTCTGCTAAAGACAGGAAAGTATTCTATGTCTTTGGCGGTACAGACACTCAGACTCGTGAACAAATTAGAGAAATTACAGAGAAAGAAAAGAATGCAATCATTGTTGCGTCTTATGGTACTTTTAGTACTGGTATCAATATTCGGAATCTCCATAACATCGTGTTCGCAAGTCCAAGTAAGTCCAGAGTTCGTGCCTTGCAATCGATTGGCCGTGGACTGCGTAGGAGTGACACTAAAGATACCGCTACCCTCTTCGATTTAGCAGACGACTTTTCTTACAAGAGTAAAAGAAACTTTACTCTAAACCACTTCATGGAACGAATAAATATATATAATGAAGAGCAGTTCGATTACACTATCAATAGGATAAAAATCAAATGACAGAATACAAAATACTAAAACTGACCAGTGGTGAAGAAATTATTTGTGATGTTATTGCTGATGAACACCCTAGAACATTTGAAATTAAAGAACCATTAAAAGTTAATGTGTTACCTAGAGTAACCAATTATGGAGTTGAGGAATCTATTTCGTTACAACGATGGATACACTTCTCCCAAGAAAATGTATATAATATTGACAAAAGTAAAGTAATGGTGATAACAGATGCGTCTACAGGATTAGCTAAATTCTATGAGCATTGTGTTATTCGAATGAAGGACGAAGGTGAGGAACTTCGTGAAAGAGAACCAACTAATTCAGAACTAGCTAGGATAGAAGCAGAAAATGATTGGTATGATGAATGGGAAGATGAAGAGGAACTTAAACCTAATACAGATAGAACTTATCATTAGTTCTATTAGATACTTCTATTCATTCTCACAGTCTACATAGCTAATATACCAAGTTGTCAAGAGAAAAGCAAGAGATTTTTGAAAATAAATTATAATTAATTAAGCTCTTGACTTATGTGTGTAAATCTGTATAATGGTTAATAGTTGCAGAACAAAATAACAAGCAACAACAATGTGGAGTTAATATGGCTAAAAAGAAATCGGGTGCTCATTATGTTAATAACAAAGAGTTCCTAGAGGCGATGAAAGAATGGAAAGAGCGATGCAAAGAAGCAGAAGCCCTTGGTGACCCACAACCACCAGTGACAAATTATATTGGGGAATGCTTCCTTAAAATTGCGAACCACCTATCTTACCGTCCAAATTTTATAAATTATACCTATAGAGATGAAATGATTTCTGATGGGATAGAGAACTGTTTACAATATTGCAGTAACTTTAATCCAGAGAAATCAAACAATCCTTTTGCTTACTTTACGCAGATAATCTATTATGCGTTTATTCGTAGGATTCAGAAGGAGAAAAAACAACAACATGTTAAACACAAGATAATTGAAAACATGAATGTTGATATTCTTATGGATGGTGACAGTGAACAGGGTGTTTATGTGGAGTATCTACAGAAGAACTTCCTACCACCAGAAGCTGTCTACAAACCAAAGAAGAAAACTAAGAAAGAACCTAAAGGACTTGAAAAATTTTATGATGATGACGGTGAAGAGATAAATGAAGATAGCGTTAATAACTGATACACATTTTGGCGCACGAAACGATAACTTAGCATTCAACGATTACTTCTACGAGTTTTGGGAAAAGACGTTCTTCCCATACATAGAAGAAAATGGTATTGACACAGTTATTCACTTAGGTGATGTTATGGACAGACGTAAGTTTGTTTCCTATAAGATTGCTCAAGACTTTCGTAAGCGGTTTATACAAAGATTTGTAGACAAGGGTGTTACTCTTCATATGATGGTGGGTAATCACGATACATTTTATAAGAACACTAATGATGTTAACTCTCTTGCAGAACTTGTAGAGGGACGATATCCTAAGATGTTTGTTTATCCAGAAGCAACCACTGTTGAATTTGATGGTACACCAATTTGTTTCTTACCTTGGATTTGTCCAGACAACTATGCACACACAATGGAACATATCAAGTCAACCAAAGCACAAGTTGCTATGGGACACTTGGAAATTAATGGTTTCGAAATGCATGCTGGACACTATGCAGAAGGTGGTTACGATAAACAATTCTTACACAAATTTGACACAGTATTTTCTGGTCACTTCCACAAAAAATCTGATGATGGACAGGTATACTACTTAGGTAATACTTACCAAATGACTTGGAGTGATGATGGATGCCCTAAAGGTTTCCACATCTTTGATACATCAACAAGGGAACTTGAACGTATTATTAATCCATACACAATCTTTCAGAAAGTGTATTACGATGAAACAACAAAGGACTATACTCAGTTTGATGTAAGTGAATTGAAGAATAAATTTGTCAAAATAATAGTAGTCAACAAGAAAGACTTCTATGCATTTGATAGATTTATTGATAGAGTATTAGGTGAGTCTGGCGCCCACGAGGTGAAGATTGTAGAGGACTTTAGTGAATTGGATGCAGAGAATGTCGATGATACTATCGTACAGAATGCAGAAGATACTATGACTTTACTAGAGCGTTACATTGCAGAATTAGATGTGACACTAGATAAGAACAGACTAACAAATATGATGAAATCTTTATATCTTGAAGCGAGTGATTTAGAACTGTAATGATAATATTTAAAACTGTGCGTTGGAAGAACTTTCTTTCAACAGGAAATAACTTTACTGAAATACAGTTGGATAGAAGTCCAACTACATTAATTATTGGAGAGAATGGTGCTGGTAAAAGTACTGTTTTGGATGCTCTTTGTTTTGGGTTATTTAATAAACCCTTCCGTAATATATCAAAGAAGCAATTAGTTAATTCAGTAAACAACGGTTCGTCTGTTGTTGAAGTAGAATTCAGTATTGGAACTAAGGATGTAAAGGTTGTCCGTGGTATCAAACCTAATGCATTTGAAGTATATGTAAATGGTAACATGATTAATCAAGATGCAAATGCTCGTGATTATCAGAAACATTTAGAACAACAAATTATGGGATTGAACTATCGTTCTTTCACACAGGTTGTTATTCTGGGTTCTTCTACTTTTGTACCATTCATGCAACTACCAACTAAGGCAAGGCGTGAAGTGGTGGAAGATATTCTAGATATTAAGATATTCTCACTAATGAATTTCTTATTAAAGAATAAAACAAAAGAACTGAATGAGGAAACTCGTGATGTAGAATACAATTTTGATTTGACTAAAGAGAAGATTAATTTACAAGAAAAGTTTATTGACCAAGTTGTCAATAACAAATCAGAGATTATTGCTGAGAACCAACAAAAAGTTTCTGATAATGAATTTACGATTGGTACTAGGAAAGAAGATATAATTGCATTAGAGGTTGAGAAAGAGAATCTTTCTTATGATGCAACGGAACAAGCAAGGTTAGAAGAGAAGATTACTAAACTTAGTAAAACAGAAGCTGCACTTCAGAATAGGAAAGATAACCATGACCGTCAAATCAAATTTTTCAAGGACAACGATGAATGCCCGACTTGCGAGCAGTCGATTACGGACTCAACAAAGCAGACGCAGATTACAACTAGAACCGAAAAGGTTGGAGAAATCACAGATGGAATCCGACAGTTGGAAGAGTTGGAAAATGCTGAAAAGTCAAAACTAGATGTTATAATAACAAACTTAGAATCTATTCGTCAACACGATGTAGAGATTGCAAAGATTCGTGCAACCATTACAGAGATGGAAAGTTTCAACAGGAAGTTAGAGAAAGACATAGAGACATATGCTAGTGGTTCTATATCAGATGAAGATAAAGAGAAACTTGCAACTCTTAAAGGTAAACTACAGCATATCGAAGAACAAAAATCTAAGTTAACTGAAGATAAGTTTTATGTGGATGTTGCTCGTAATCTTTTACAAGATAGTGGCATCAAGACTAAAATCATTAAACAGTATCTACCAATTATGAACAAGTTGGTAAACACATATCTATCATCAATGGATTTCTTCGTTAACTTTAATATTGATGAAAATTTTGGAGAAACTATCAAGTCACGTTTTCGTGATGAATTCTCCTATGCATCATTCTCTGAAGGTGAGAAGATGCGAATTGACTTAGCATTACTCTTCACTTGGAGAGCAATTGCAAAGATGAAGAACTCAACTAATACTAATCTACTAATCCTTGATGAGATATTTGATTCATCTTTGGATGGTACAGGTACAGATGATTTCCTCAAAATCTTGAACACGTTCCATGACCAGAATGTGTTTGTAATATCTCATAAACAGGACATGCTGTTTGATAAGTTCAGAAGTGTTGTCAAGTTTGAGAAAGTAAAAAACTTCAGTAGAATATCAAAGGATTAATTATGAAACAAAGCGAAAGATTTTATCAGTTGCTCGAACAAATGAAAGCGACACACGATGCAAAACGACACGACTATGCAAGTACAGAAGATGTGTTTGCAAACTTTAGACACTGTGAGATTGCTGGAATACCAGCATGGAAAGGTGTTTGTGTTCGTATCAGTGATAAGTTCAGTCGTATCATGGGGTTTGCAAAGAAAGAGAAACTTAAAGTAAAGGATGAAAGCGTCCAAGATACTTTAATTGATATGGCAAACTATGCTCTTATTGCACTCATTCTTTATGAAGAGCAAAAAGGAGATGATAAATGATATATAGATTATTAGAAGCATCTAATCCAATATTGTCTATGAGGATGCCTGAAACAACAGCAGACGAAATCAAAGAAAAACATGGGTTGACAATACAAGAGTTATTTGATAACCTAAAGGGTACTATGGCTGCAACAGGGGGTATAGGACTCTCTGCAAATCAATGTGGACTTGGTATTCGTGCATTTGTAATGTACACAAATTTTGAGGAAAAGAAAGCCACCTTATTCCTCAACCCAAAAATAACATGGGAATCAGAGGAGACCTCGACATTCACAGAGGGCTGTTTGACATACCCATTCCTATTCCTTAACCTTTCACGACCAAAGAAACTTACTTACACATACACTGATATTGATGGTGAACCACAAGAAAGTCAGTTTAGTGGATTGAGTGCTAGAGTGTTCCAACATGAGTATGACCACATGGAAGGTAAGAACTTTACCATGCTTGCATCTAAACTCAAAATGGACATGGCAACTAAGAAAGCAGCTAAAAAAATCAAAAAACTTAAATAAATGCCTTGACTTTTGTTCTCAAAACATGTATACTATACTAGTAACAATGAGAAAAGGAAAGAAGTTATGACATTAACCCCAGAATTTAAACAATTTATGGATAATATGTGGGCTCAAGAGTTAGTCATAAATGGTAAAAAAGTCGTAGACCGTACTGTCGGTTTCGGTGCATTACCAGACATTACACTTACCTTTGAGGATGGAACTTTTTTGAGTGCTAAAGAATTATTCAAAAATGTTTCAAAAACATCTTGACTTTTGTTCTAATAACGTATATAATGAATATACAAACTGTGAAAATAACTAGGAGAAATATATAA